GGCTATCAAAATGACATTAGCGATAATGCAGGGATCGGCGGCGGCGGCGGCGGTTGGCACGCATTTCCCGGTGCTGGGTACGGCGGCAGTGCTAGCAGTGCAAATAATATAGGCGCGGGTGGCGATGGTGCGTATAGAGGCGCGGGTGGCGGTGCAGGAGATAGCGACGGTAGTACCGCAATAGCGGACTTCGGCGGTGCAGGAGGCGCAGGATTAACTTCTGACATAACTGGCACATCTACTGTATACGGCGGCGGCGGCGGCGGCAGTGGTCGTTCATCAGGAGCCGCAGGTGGTTCTGGCGGCGGTGGCAATGGCGGTACTACCAGAAGTGGTACCGGACAAGACGGAACTGACGCATTAGGCGGCGGCGGAGGTGGATGCGGGTCAAAAGCACAGGCGGGTGCAGGAGGTGACGGAGTTGTAATACTTAAAGTACCTACCGCAAATTACAGTGGCACCACAACGGGATCGCCCACCGTCGCTACAAGTGGTAGTTTTACTATACTTACTTTCACTGCGAACGGAACTTATACAGCTTAATAGGAGAAATTATGGAACTTACAATCGCACAACTTGAGCGCACACTACCATCTGGAGTCGTGTACAACATCCACTACCGTTTTGATCTAGTCGATGGTGACTACTCAAAGGGAGCTTATGGAACTGTATCGGTCACTGGCGATCCTGCGGCTGATGGTTTCATTGCCTTTGACAGCCTCACTGAGGAAACAGTCAAGACTTGGGTAATCAACGCCCTAGGCGGTCAGGAAAAAGTCGATGAGATTGAGGCGGCACTGCAAGCCAAGATCGAAGAAGACAAGAATCCGACATCTGCTGTTGGTGTACCGTGGGGTGAGTGATGGACAAGCGCACCGTAGCATCAGCGCATAAGCGCATTGACAACATTGAGACAAAGCTAGTCGCGCATGAGGCGGTGTGTGGTGAACGCTGGAAAGAAACCATTCTTCGCATCAAACGTATCGAAGGCGTGATGATAGCGGCGGCAGGAAGCATCATTGCCATGCTTGTTGCTATCCTGATGAAGATGACCTAGCCATGATCTTTGAAGCCATAGCCGCAATCAAAATAGCGAATGAGGCTATCGGCGCAATCAAAGAGTTTGCAGGCCATGTTCAGTCTGTTGGCGAGATGGGGCCGCAGTTGACAAAGCTAGCTGACGCAAAGGAAGAGATTGAAAAGAAAGCTAAAGATGGTGATATGGAGTGCTTCTTTGAACTCGAAAAAATACGATCCAGAGAAGCAGAAATAAAACAACTTTTTATATATTCGGGCCGTCCCGGACTTTGGACGGATTACGAAAAATTTATAGCGAATCGCAAACAGATCAGGGCAAATGAGAAGAAGCGGGCAGAGGCTAAACGACTGGCTAAGAAGAAAGCCATCAAGAATGCAATTACTTATGGTGCTGTCGGCATTTTTACTCTCGGTTTGGTGGGCGGGGCTGTGGCCTTTGTCATTTGGATTATATCTTTTAGAGGTAAATAACTGATGTCACAGTTCATGGATTGCATCAAGGCTCCTAACGCAAATTTAGCAATTGCAAAGGGGCAGTACCGAAATGTTTCATCGATTCATAAGTTTGGCGCTGTTCCAGCAATGTCTCAAAATCAAACAGGCACAATTTGGGACATAGACGACACTTCATACCCCTGGGATTCGTTTGCTACGGCAGGAGTCCTTACAATACCTGTTGTAAACGCATCAGATGATGGCAAAAACATCACTTTACTAGGACTAGACGCAGACTACCTTGAAATACAAGAAACGATCACTGTCAGCAGTTCTGCGTCCACAAACAGCACCAATTCGTTTAAAAGAATTTACAGAGCATTTGTGCATGACGGTTCTCAGGCAAATGTTGGGGACATTCTGGTTCAAAAAAGCGGGGTAACAGTCGCCGCGATTAAAGCAGGCAAATCACAAACCTTGATGGCTGTTTACACGGTCCCAGCAGGAAAAGATGCTTACATTTTGAAAGGAACAACAACCTGCCAAAGTGGTGCAGACGCTACTGGTAATATGTTCATTAGGTATTTTGGCGAAAATGCATTCCGGATAGGGCATAGTTTTGAGGTATCAGGAGCAGGAGGTCAATATTCTTATGAGTTTGGCGTACCTCTTAAAATACCTGCAAAGTCGGACATTGATGTTAGAGCTACCGTTCGATCTAACAATGCGCGGGTAACAGCCGCTTTTGACATAATTCTTGATGAGTATTGATTATGACGGAACTAGAAAAGTATGACACGAATGGCAACGGGGTTCTCGATCCGAATGAGCTTGCTCTTATTGAGCTTGAGGATCGCCGCCGTAAGATGGAAGATGAGGACGCTCAAAGAGATTCAATCCGCAAAATGGCGTGGTTCGCGTTATTTGGCCTACTGCTGTATCCCTTTGGTATTTTTCTATGTGATTTGTTTGGACTTGCTACGGCGGCAGGACTAATCGCTGACATTGCACCAACATATTTTGCATCAATCGCAGTGCTTGTTTCTGCTTTCTTTGGCAGTACAGCAATCGCATCGAAGAAGGCTAGCTAATGGAATTTGTAGCCGCAGTGATTTTAGCGGTTTTGGCTATCTGGGCGATTATAAATATTCCGCCAAAGGATGACTGATGAAAGTCTGCGAGTACGTCTTTAGAGAAGGGATGTACCACACAGACTGCGGATCAAAGTTATTATTTCGCCCTACCGCTAGGTGCGATAAATGCGGCAGAAAGCCAAAGGAGAAGCGAAATGTTGCAGATGCTACTCGGTCCAGCTCTTGAGCTAGGCAAAGATTTTATTAAAGGAAAGGCCGAAGAAAAGAAGGCGATACAACAGCGAAAGATCGATCAGATCAACAACGATTCGCAATGGGAAGCGAAGATGGCTGACGCTACAAAGTCATCTTGGAAAGATGAATGGTTTAGTTTGATCCTTAGTGCGCCTCTGATCGCTGTGGCATATTCTGTGGCAATGGACGATCAAGCAATTATTACTCGCATGGATGAGGCGTTCAGCGCACTTAATTCATTGCCGGAATGGTATCAGTATCTTTTATTCATCGCGGTCAGCGCGTCATTTGGCGTTAAGGGCGCAGACAAACTTATGGCAATGAAGAAGGGCAAGTAATGATGAATCTCGATCAACTCCGTATGGAACTTGAATACGACGAAGGCTGTAAATACGAAATCTATCTCGATCACCTTGGACTGCCTACGTTCGGGATTGGTCATCTTGTTACAGAACATGACCCAGAACACGAGCAAGAAGTCGGTACTGTTGTCTCTGAGGAGCGTGTCATTGAGGTATTTGAGAAAGACGTTCAGGTCACCATCGATGAGTGCAAAAAACTTTATGAAAACTGGTTCAATTTACCAGAAGAAGTTCAGCTAATTCTGGCGAACATGATGTTCAATATGGGGCGGCCGAGATTGAGCCAATTCAAAATGATGAAAGCTTGTATCGATGACCGTGATTGGGAAGGTGCGGCTGATCAAATGATTGACAGCAAATGGTATCGTCAGGTGACAAATCGAGCCGACAGGTTAGTTACCCGTATGAGGAATGTTGCTATTATTTAACTGGGTTCCCTCAAACTAAACCCTTTTTGCCCGTTACCCCCTAGCGGGCTTTTTTTTATTTTATAGCATTAAATGCTTTACAAGTTTA